GTCCTGATGGCCATCGACCCCGAGGAATACGCCATTTACGAACGCGCCGAAAAACAGGTGCCTTCGACCGGCCCCGCCGGCTACGCCCAGGCCGCCGATGTCTCTCCCGAGCAGGGCGAGAAAGACGACGGCGTCGCCCCGATCTCCGACGACAAGAAGAAGAAAAAGAAGAAAAAGAAGAAGCCCGACGGCACGGACTCGGATGAAGACGAGGACGAGGACGAAGCCGAGATTCCTGACGACGGATGCCCCCCTGTGGACACCGACTGCAAGCCCAAGGCTTGACACTTGGCTAAACCCAAGATGACGCTCGAAGAACGCCTTAACTCGCTGAAGGAAGCCTTCACCGGCAAGACCGCTGAGGTCGAAGCCAAGGCCAGCGAAGTTGCCTCCCTGTCCGCTAAGGTGGACGAAATGACCGCTGCGATGTCCGCTAAGGACGCTTCGCTCGCCGAGTTCACCGCCAAGGTCGAAGACCTCACCGCCAAGCTCGCCGCCGCCGATGAACTTCGTGCGAAGGCCGAAGCCCAGGCGAAGGAAATCCACGCCTCTCAGGAAACCGCTGGCAAGAAGGCCGCTGCTATCGCCGCCTCCGTCGGCGTCTCCCCCCTTGAAGTCACCCCCGCCGAAGTCGCCGCTACCTCCAAGAGCGACGAGGATATCTCCGCCGAGTGGGTGGCCCTCAAGCAGAAGGACGGCAAAGCCGCCTCTGATTTCTACAGCAAGAACCGTCCGGCCATCCTCCGCGCCGCCGGCCTTCGCTGATCCTTTCCCTCTCCAACCCAAACTAACTCCCTACTATGTCTAACAGCATTGGTGGCTTGACCCTCCAGCTCGTCGCTGAAGAGTCCCTCCGCACCCTCGTCCCCGAACTCGTTCCCCTGACCGAGATCGCCGTCACCGACTTCGGCAACTACGTCGCCGAGCGCGGCACCACGGTTCACACCCGTTACGCCGACTCCTTCACGGCCACGACCTTCAACCCGGCCAACGGTTTCGTCCCCGCCGACGCTAACTCGACGGACGTCCCCGTGACCATCGCCGACCTGAAGTATGTCGACGTCGCCTTCACCGACTACGAAGCCTCCACCCTTAGCCTGGAACGCCTCCGTCGCCTCTTCTTCGCCCCGATTGCCAACGCCGTCCAGAAGTCCCTGTTCGACGAAGTCCTCTCCAAGGTGACCGCCGCTAACTTCGCCAACGCTGCTTACTCCGGCTCCACCGCTGGTTTCAACCGCATCGCCGTTGCGAACGCCGCCAAGAACCTGACCAAGGCGAACCTGCCTCACATGAACCGCAAGCTCCTGCTCTCGCCGGACGCTCTCGGCCAGCTCGTTCAGGATGCGTCTGTCGCCCAGACCTTCTCCTACGGTAACAGCGACGTGATCCAGAAGAACGCCATCAGCAAGGAACTCCACGGCTTCAGCGTCTCCGAGTACAACGGCTTCCCGACCTCTGGTACGCCCTTCACCGAAGGTCTCAACGGTGTGGCCTCCTGCAAGGAAGGTCTCGTCATCGTGACCCGTGTTCCTGCTACCCCGACCACCGGCGGTGGCGAACAGATGGTCGTTCAGGACCCGGACAGCAAGTTCTCCTTCGCTCTCCGCTACTGGTACAACTGGCAGGCCGGTAAGCACAATATGTCTGCCCTCTGGCTCGTTGGTTCTGCGGTCGGTAACCCGAACGCCCTCCAGCGCATCGCCTTCACCTCGTAAGTTTCGGGGGAGTTTAAAATCCCCCAAAGCGACAATGCGAAGCCCTCTCCCCGCGCCACGGGGGGAGGGTTTCTTATTTTGACAATGGGCTAAACCCATGTCGGGAATCACGGACGAATGGGCTGTAGACGCCTCGGAAATCCTTTCCGAGATCCCTAAGGCCGTGACCGTTAAAAACGTCCCAGGCGGGACGCCAGTAGCCTTAAACGCGCTGATGTCGCAGCCGGCCATCATGCAGGACTTGGAAACGGGGGGCTTTATGAACCAGACCTCGTTCGACATGAAGTTCCTGCGGACGGACGCCGCCGCCAATCCGGGGCTGATCGCCTTCGGGAATGTGGTGGCCTATGGGGGTCAGGAGTTCCGCATTATGACCGTGACCGACCGCACCCCCTCCGCCTGGGTCATTGTCAAAGTCCAGACCAAGGTTCAGTAATGGCCTATGTGGTCACAGTCGCCAAGGGCGTCAAAGTGGACTACAGCCAGTTCGCCAAGCATCTGGCCATGTACGCCTTGGTGATGCGTAAGAGCATTGCTGAAATCGTGAAGCAGCAGGCTGGCCTATTTGCCAAGGATATGTGCGACTTCACCCCCCCGTTCTCGGGTGCGGAGCCTGCAATCAGCAAAGGCGGCGAAGGTGGCTTCGGAAGCAAGGCCAAGAAGAAAGGTCAGAACGCAGTCAGCCGTGACGTCCGTAAGATTTTCGCGCCGCTGGAGCAAGCTCCCGCCGCAGGGGTGGCCGCTGCCGGCAACCTTGGCGTCTTTTCCGCCTGGATTGGTGCCAAGGCTAAACTCCCCCCTCCCCACTACCCGGATTACGTCTTCAAGATGCTTGATAAGGGTCGTATCATTGGACAGGGCGAGTTTGAATATTTCAAGCAAGTTGAAGCCCGTAAGGGTACCCCAAAGACACGATTCTTCATGGGAACAACCGAAGGCCGTATTAAAACCGAGCATGAACGCCGGCGCGGCAAGAAGTCCTACAAGGTGACCGAGACTTCTGAGAAGGTCTACGTCGACAATTGGAAGCCAGTTGATGCCTACATCAAGCGAGTCCAGCAGCGCGTCGGCAAACTCAAGTCTGGCTGGTATTACGCTGGCCTTAAACTACGTCCTATGCCGACTTCAGCATGGATCAGCCGGCAGGGTTCAAGCACCTCAATTTATCAGCCGAGGCTGACTGGCCCAGACCCCATCATCAAGCTCGGCTCGACCGTAGGCCGTAACTACAGCCAAGGCTACCATTTCATGCGAAAGGCCATGAACCACCGTGCGTTCGCCATGCGTGTCGTTATGCTCAAGCATTTGCAAGCCCCGCGCAACCACGGTAAACTCATCGATGTCATCAACCGTCTGCAAGGCGGCTTCACCCTTACCAACACACCCTGATGTCCAACCCTCCCTTCTTCAGTTTCCGTACCGTCCTTGAAAACAGGGTGGCCGGCTACCTTGAGCCGCTGTTCCCAGGCGTCGCCGTCCATAAGGGCGTGACCGACGAAATCCGGGTCATCCCGATCATCATCGCCCATGCCGAGTCCAGCAGCAACATCGAAGACCTCGGCTCCCAGACCCTCGGCAACTACAAGGCGACCCTGAAACTCTACATCTACTCGTCCGCCGACGACGAGACGCTGGAAACCCACCGCGCTAGGGTCGTGGAGGTCATCGGAGCCATGCGCGACGTGCCGGCCTTGCAAGCCCTCTGGAACCCCTCCACGGACGGCCAGTTGTACGACCTGTGGATTGAGAACGACGAGGAAGGCATGAGCCAGCGACGCTACGGCAACGTGCTGGAATACACCGTCTGGGGCGTCATGCCCCCCTCCCCTTGACACTTGGCTAAACCCATACGACTATGGCAATCGATTACGGCGTAGCACACTTTTACGGACTCTATGGCACGGTCACCTATGCGACCCTCCAGTCCGACTCTCTCTCCCAGAGCTTCAAGATTGACGTCGAAGTCATGGACGAAGAAGGCCGTGTCATCACCGACCGCCTGGACGATCTCTTTCAGGAAATCACCCTTGAGGGTGTCCTCAAGGACGGAACGACCCCGGAAATCGGCACTCAGTTCACCTACCTCGGTATTCAATGGATTCTGAAGTCCCTTGAAGACAAGGGTACGAACAAGGACTTCCGCAAGGTCACCGTAAAGGGCGTTAAGTACTCGCAGATCGCCTAATAGGGCGGCATCCACGATGGATGCTCGATACCTACAGGCTACGACCGTCCTGCCCCACCAAAACAAGGTGTGCGGCAGGACGCTTCGCCCTTTCTGCCTGCGTCACAGGGTTGCTCTAGAGGCAATTGAGTCTCCGTTCCTCGACGCAGAAAAGTACCAATTTAACCCGGTGCAGGTCGTCATGGCGGCGCGGATTCTGTCGACCTACGACAAGGAGGAGATGGCCCGTCCTCTGTCCTTTATCGAAAAACTATACATTGCCCGGATGGCGATCAGCAAAAAGTACTATTCGCGCTGCGTGGGTACGATTCTCGGCTGCATCAAATTGACCCTTTCCTACCCTAAGTTCTGGAAAAAGGAGGAGAAGGAGGGCGTTAAGAAGTATGAAGCAATCCCCTTCCCCCTGTCCTGCGTTTCTAACCTTTGCCGTAATGGAGTCAGCCTGGAGGAAGCATGGACGATGCCGGAAGGCGAGGCCGTCTGGATGTCCGTAGCCAGCGCGATCTACAACGGGGCCAAGCTGGAAATCCTATCCACCGAGGAAGAAAAAGATTTAGAGAATTTCGACGCCCGTATTGAAGCCTACAAAAAGGCGAACAACCTACCCTGACACCGATGGCCGACCTATCTGTAACAATTGGACTAGACCAGAGCGAGCTGGAGAAAGGTCTTGCCAGCGCGGGTAAGAAACTCGGCGGTCTTGCTGGTTCTGTCCAGGCGGGTAAGAATCCTTTTAACGCCGCTGCCGGACAACTAAGTTCTGGCATGGGCATCGGCAGTCTTCTTGCTGGCCCTATCGGTGGCGTCATCGGTGCTTTCTTCGACGCCTTCGGTGGAATGCTTTCCGCCGCGCTTGCAAAAGTTAAGGAGATTGCCGATTACGCTCAGTCCATCAGGTTGTCATCGTTGACGACTGGACTTTCAATCGATCAGGTACGCACGATTGAAGCAATCGGCAAGGCTTTCGGAGTAAGTCTTCAGACTATGGTGAATGCATCGGTAGAGTTCACGCGCCGCATGGGCGAGGCTCGCATCAAGGGCGGAGAACTTACAAACATCCTTGCCAAGATGGGAGTCGGGATGGACGAGTTGGCCAACGGTACTTTCAATGACCAGAAGGCTATGAAGATGCTGGCCGATGCCTATGCCGCCGGCACGGACGAAGCCACGCTGCTTTACTACGGCACGAAGATGTTCGGAGATGCTTTCAAAGACCTTCTTCCCATCATCAAGGCCGGTTCTAGGGCCATCGACGACGCTGCCAACACTTACAAAAAAGCAGACCCGGGTGCGACATCTGCTCTCGGACGTCTTAAGAATGATTTAGATAACATTTTCACCTCTTTGACCAATATTGCGATTGATGGGTTTGGCGGCTTTGTCGAACAGGTCGAAGGGTTCATGTCGGATATTAAAAACATTTTTACGCTTAGTTCTTGGAACCCATTTGAATCATTAGAAGATAAGGTTAAGCGGAGGATGGAGAATGCTCCGAAGCACATGACCAACGAAGAACTCGTGAAATTCGTGCTTAAGGGTTTTGACCCCGAAGATCGTGAAAAAGCCGAAAAGGAAATCCGAAAGCAGCTCAAGGGTAACGGCAAAGTCCTCTCCCCTTTTGGTATGGCCGAAGCCGGCGCGGCTTCCCAGATGCAGCAGATGGGCGGCGGCGACATCTTCGGAGCCGTGGCCTTCACCCCCCTTGAACGGATCGCAACGGCAA